CCGAGGAAGCTTCCCGGCAGCGCGTAGTCGAAGGCGCCGGAGCCGGCGGGTTTCACCACCGTCTGGCGCGGGCGTGCGAGCTGGTATTCGGCGAGCGCCGAGATGATCGCTTGGTCGACGTCGCCGGCGATCTCCGCGAGGCTGAGGTGCGGGACGTCGTCCCTGATCCGGGTTTGAACCTTGCTCCGGATCTCGCCGATATTGGCGGCCATCGGCGACCCCTACATCACGACCGATACTTCGGCCGCTGTTCCTGCGATGGTGATGTGGGGGCTCGCGATTGAGAAGCAGAGCGGAAATGCGACCGCGGCGCCGTTGGCAGGAAAGACCCAGGCCCCTACGATCGTGCCGGCGCCGCCGTCCTCGCGAAGGGTGACGGTGGTGATCGCGGTCCCAGGCGAGATGGTGAAGCCGTAGATCGTCACCTGGCCGGCGGTCGAAATGTCTCCCGTCGCGGTGAATCGCTTGAGCCGCCCTGCTCCGTACACTTTGCCGTGCTCCTGTGGGGATTCGGGAGAGGAGCCAAAGCCCCTCCCCCGAGATCACCCAAGATCAGGGAACGATGCCGCCGAAGAACCCGCGGAAGTCCAGGACGGTGACGCCGAAGACGTAGCGGATCTTGTACTCGAGCTGGTCGTTGCTGAAGAGCGCACCTACGTTCGGCTGGTCCTGCAGGAACAGCTCCGGCTCTTGCCGCCCCTGGTAGAAGCCCACCTCGATCGTCGGGAGATCCATCGGATTGGCCACGAGCCACCAGTTGTTGGCGTCGCTCCAGTACGGCAGCACGATCAGCGTGTCGAGCCCAAGCCGCGCTCGGTTGTAGCTGGGCTCGGTCGCGTTCTGCGCCGAGACCGCTTGCATCGGGATCGTCGTCAGGCGCCAGCCCAGCTCCTCGAGCTCGGCCGGGACCAGGAGCATCTTCGGGTAGAGGTTGAGCGGCTCGTCCGCGATGCCGAAGGCAGCCTGCTCGGCCATCTTCTGGCGAGCGAGCGTGACTTCCGCCTGCGAGAGCGCGACGGTCGAGATGTTGTTCTGACCGGCCAGGGCGAGCGCTGTCCCGGTGTAGATGTTCGAGTTGAGGCGTAGCGGATCGAAGACCGCCTTGTACAGCGTCCGCTTCGCCGCGCGGGCGAGGGAGGTCGGGATGCGCCGGATGACGCCAACGTCGTCGTTGGCGATCGTCTCCAGCGAGATCGTCTCCTTGCCGCCCTTCTTCGAGATGGCGTAGGTCGCTTCCTCGTCCGTGGGCGACGTCAGGGCCGTGTAGGGCCCGTTCTCGGCGACGGCCGGAAGATCCGCATACCCGCCGAACCGGGTACGCCGGTTCGTGCGGAAGTCGGCGATCGGGACGACGTCCGAGGTGATCTTCCGCCAGTCGTCGAGGTAGTTGACGGTGCGGTAGTCGGCCACCATGGCGCGCCGGATCGAGTCGCCGAGGATCTCGGCGAACGTCGAGGCGCTGATGGCTTCCGTCAACCGCTGGAACCGACGCAGCCCCACGGCTTCGGAGATTCGGCCGGTCAAGCCCTTGTCGCCGGTGATGGCGATGTAAGCCTCCTTGAACGACCGGAAGCCCGAGTCGCGCTTGATCTCCTTCCCGCCTCGCAGGGCGGCCAGGTGCTTGAGCCCGTTGTCGTCGAGGGACTGACCGAAGAACCCGTCGAGACCCTCGACGAGCTTCTCGGCCTCGTCCTTCGTGACCTCGGGCGATGCACCCAGGCCAGAGCCCGCGGTCGTCTCGACGAGCTTGGCCGTGGACTCCACCATCTTGTCGACGGTGGCCTTGAGCTGCTCCTCGGTAGCGCCCAGGCTCGCCATCGTGAGCATGTGCTCGCGCAGCGTCGCCTTGATCGGCTCGGGAAGCGTTCGGCCTTCCATGAGCCGGCTCACGCGAGCCTCGCGCAGCATGGAGCGGTCGGCCTCCGAGAGCGTCTGCCCCGTGGCATCGCCCTTGGGAGGATCGGCCTTCGGCGGGTCCGCGGCCTTCGCCGGCGTCATGGCCTCCAGCAGAAGGGTGTCCACCTCGGCCTCGGTCGGTGTGGCGGACAACTTGGCGAAGAGGTCGGGACGCGACTCCTTCAGGCGAGCGAGCTTCTTTTCCAGCATGGCAAGTTCCTCCGGGGTCGAAGAGACCGGGGATGGGAGGCCGGCGACGAGCCGCGCAATGCGACCCCCGGCCGAAGGGAACGCGACGATGTCCACCGATTCGACGGCGTGGATCTTCTTCACGCGCAGCGCCGCCTTACCGTCCGTATGGCGGATGCGCTCGTACTCACCCAATGCCGTGTGCGAGAGACCGTACAGGCCAGGGTTGCCAGCCTCGTGAGCTTCGAGGAGGCGCTCGCGGGCCGTGGCCGTCGTGGCGTGCAGCGTCGCGACGATCCCAACCTTCCCCGCCCCTTCGATGAGTGCGGCCTTGGGCTGCTTCAGGAAACCGGCGATGTCTCGCGGGTCCCGCATAGCCGGAGCCACCGTGGAGCCGCCCTGGCTGTGGTTCCAGAACACCTTCGAACCGTCGTACAGCGGTGCCGCCTCGCGAAGGACGTCGGCCGGGTAGAGCGCGCGGTTATCGCTCATCCCTTCCTGAATCACGACGACCGCCCACTTCGAGCCGGGCTTCGCGTTGGCTCCCTCCTCCAGGATCGGCCCGAGGATGAGTGACCCGTGCGCTTCCTTCAGGGCGCCATAGGAGACGGCCACGGTTTCGGCTTCACCGAGGACAGCCTTGCCGTCATCGAGTGTGATCGGATACTTCTCCAGCGTGAGCGACGTGCCGCGCTGCACGATCACGGCGTCTTCGAACGTGGCTACGATCGTCCAGCCGCCATCGGGGCCTCCGTAGGACTCCCCGAGCTTTCCTCGCAGCGCTGCGCGAACAGCATCGGAGATCTGCTGGAAGGAGAACTTCACGAGGTGAGTGTGCGGCGCGACCTCACTGGATTGGAAGAGGGCACCATCAGATGTTTCGTCTGTTGCGTTTTTATCTGAGTATTCGAAGCTCGCGGGCGAGCCGGAGGGCTTCCTGGACTGGGATGCGACGCTCGATAGTACCCACGAGGCGCACGGCGCGGATGGCGTCCGCGGCTACGAGCTTGCGGATCGTATGCGCCGAGTAGCCGATCAGATCCGCAAACTCGGAGACCCGGAGCGGCGGGGCACCTTCGCTCAACCGCTCCAGGATTCGGTCCATGCCCATGAGGGCTACTTCCCGAGGAGAATATTCCGTGACGGTGCTTGCCCGGGCGTGCCGTCCAGCTCCCACTTCTCCATCGCTCCCGCCTTCTCCTCGTCGCCCGGGAAGGTGAGCTTCTGGCCGCCCTTTGTGACGACATGGACGACGTCGCCCTCGGTGCGCTCTCCGAGCACATAGCCCTTCTTGCGCATCTCCTCGAGCGAGATCGAGCGCGGCTTGGCCTTGGGCTTCTCGTTGGCCTCGGGTTGTGTCTTCACCTCCTGCCCCGGTTCGGGGCCTGTGCCCTTCGGTGCATCCTGCTCTTTCGGCTTCTTCGACATCTTCACCTCCTGCCCCGGTTCGGGGGCCGTTTACGCTTCGTCGCCGACCACAGGCAAGAGCTTGCATCGGCAATTTATAGTGTTCTCCGCAGAGCCACGAGGGTCGAGCGGAAACATCAGCTCCTCGCCGTCCACGATGAAGGGCTCCTCCATCGGGATCGCCTTGTCGGCCGAATAGTCCTCGCCGGCCTTGCGGTGTGCGTCGCGCACTCGGTCATCGCCCGCATCGAGCCACGCTTTTCGGAGCTGTGACCCAAGGACCTCCCCGGAGCGCTCCATCTCCTTCCACGCGCCGAGGCTGAAGGTGCGGTTCACCTCCGTTCGCACGATCGTCTCGGCCCTCTGCTCGGCGGTCGCGAACGTCTTCCGGTTCCGGATGAGCTTCACCACGGAACGCACCGCTTCGGCCGGGTCGGTGATTCCGAGCGTCGTGCGGCGCACCGTTGCCTTCAACTTCGTCCCGAGCTCCGACCACACCCCGCGGGCCTGGTCTCGCGTGACCTCGATCGCGGCCTGGAGCAACTCGGACCCCACACCCACGAAGCCTTGCTCCTGCCGGAGGACCTCCACGCCGAGTGCGTAGGCCTGGCGGGTGGCAGCCTCGGCCGCCTGCTGTGATCCCGCTCGGCCATTGGAGATCGCGGCGTCGATCGAGGAGAGGACCTGGGATAGGTGAAAGAACCGGAAGCCGCTGGCCTCACCGAGTATCGAGAGCAGAGAGCGCCGCATGTCGGCGAGCAATCGGAGCTGATCCTTGGCGGCGATGTCCTCCGCTCGGGAGGCCTTGCGAAGGATTCGCTGCACGCGCTTCTCGATTCGAGACACGCGCTACTCCTCGCGCTGCGCACCTGGCCCCGCCTGTGGATTTGGCGTGGTCGGCTTCGTCGTTCCTGCTGTGCCGATGAGCCGCTCGGCCAGCTTTCTTTCCAGCCCGAAGAGCACCTCAAGCTGGGCGATGCCACTGTCTCGCGGGATCTCCCCGGCCGCGACGGCCGCCACGATCGCCGTCGCCGCTTGGATTTGGGCGCCGTTCAGGTTGACGGCCAGGCTGCTCGGCTCTTGCTGCGGCTGGGACGGAGGTCGGCTGGCGGCGCTCCGGGTCATCGGCTGGCGGCGCTCCGGGTCATCGCTCTCCGGTGGCTCGGGGGGTGCTGGCGGTTCGCCGGATGGCTGCTTGTCGGCTGGCGGCTTCTTCTCCAGCTCAGGGCCGATGCGATCCCGAGCCATACGCGCTTGCATCTCAGCGCCCGCGGCTTCGCGCTCCTCGGCCTCCTCGTCGATAAGCGCCTGCTCTTCGGCAGGGTCGACGCTCACCCCCATCTTGTCCACGATCCCGAGCACGAGCTTCCGCGCCGTCTTCGTCGAGAGCAGCTCATCCTCGATAGCACTGCCAACAGCGTTGACGGTCTGCACGAAGGCGTTGCTCTGGCGGGACAGGTCGCGCTCCTGGATTGGCGGAAGGTCGGGCTCAAGGACGAGCCAACCTTCAGCCCGAGTCGGGAGACGTTCGGCGCCTGCACCGGCTTGTTTCGCCTGGATGCTGTCGTAGGCAGCGTGCAGGATAGTGCGGAAGATACGCCGGAACTCCTCCTGCAACGCGAGAAGGTCCTTGTACGCAACGTCGGTCTGCTCGCCGGCCGTCGCACGGTTGGCGTTGCCGCCCTCCGAATACCACGCCTCTGGGATTCCCTTCGAGCCAAGGATGTGGGTACGGAAGAGCCGCGCGACGGCGTCCATCTCGGAGCCCTGGAAGTCGGCGCGCTTCGGGTCGAGCGAGGTCTTCTCGTTGTGACCGTAAACGCCGCCTGGTTTCGTCAGGCTTCCGGTCACGAGCTTGACCTCGGCCTTCACGAGCTCGGCGTTGGCGCCGTCGACCTTCAGATCCCACACGAGATTGTTTCCGACGATGACGCGATCGAGAGATGCGAACAAGAACTGGTCGTGGCCGTCGAGCCAGTCCGAGATGTCCATCAGATCGGAGACGCCGCGCAGGGAGTTGAGCAACCGGCCGTGACGGAAGTAGTGACACTCGCCCTCGTACACGCCTGCCGGGGTGAGGCGAATGATCTTCCTCGTGACAGGCTGGCCAGCGTTCGTCCCCTGCACCACCACGGCATCGGCGACCATGGAAGAGCCCTTGACCGCCACGACGTCGGTGACCTGCTTCGCGTCCACGACGTCGAGCTGCGGGACGCCGTCCACTTCGTTGACGTCGGCGAGAGGGAGGATCAACTCCCCCGACACGAGGTACTGCGTCGCGTATTCTTGCGCCCGGTGTCGGACGTCGTGCGTGGGGTGCTCCCAGAAGCGATCGACAGCCCTGCGGACGTTGGTGACGATCTCCTGCGCCTGGTCCTCGCTCACCGTCCGCCCGTCCGCCTCGGCCTTCTTCCGATCGACCTCGCAGATGTAGCCGACTTCCCTCCCGACGGTGAGGTTGACGCGAATGTCGATCACGCGACGCGCCATCGGATTCGAGGCGTAAAGGTAGTGACCGATCTGAGTCATCCGCTCCTGTGAAAGCGGGGACAGGTCACGCCGGAACGTGCCGTCAGGATCGCTCAGCCGACGGAAGCCCTCGAGCCCGGGGTCGATATCGCTGTAGTCGCCGAGGAGAGACCCGCCGAGGGCCTCGACGACCCGCCGCTTCAGCGTCGCAAGGAATCCCATCACCCTCTCCTGCGCCTAAAGCCGAATCCACCCCGCGCTCCGTACCGGGCGCGGAGGCGCGTGTAGTCGGCGCCGGTCGACGATGGGCTATCGACTACCGAGGCACCGGACTCACCCATGCGTGCCTGCTCGCGAGCGAACCACGACGCCATGAGGAGATCCCCGGTATGTTGTCCGGGTGTGTAAGCGAGACACTGCGTCCGCCAGGTGATCGCGATCTTCTGAGACCGCTCATCGCCGCACGGCAAGACCCACATGCCCTGCTCGAGCTCGACGCCGAGGGACGGGATGCCAAAGGACGGATCGGCCTTGTTCTTGCCCGTGGTGTGCGGCGTCGTCGCGATGCCATCCTCGCGAGCCCACTGGCGGATGAAATCCTGCGCGGCGTTGTTCTCCACGCGCGTCGAAGGCCGCAAGCGCCGCTCCCAGGTTTTCAGGCGCGTGATGGTCCCCGGCCCATCGATTCGCTCCTCGAA